GAACGCTAAGACTTGGAACGCTAAGAACGCTAACGTTCTGGAACGCTAACTTCCTGCATTTAGCACTACAATACTGTGCCGTTGCCCTTTTTGCTTCAAAATCACTATTGCATTGTTTGCACTTCTTCATTATCCAATCTCCTTTGTTAAGTCTATAGTTATACAAGGCTTATCACTCTTGCTTAATTGTATCTGGGCCAGGCGTTTGAGCTGTTCTCTGTCTTCAGCGCTAATATCTAATGGCTTATCAGTGTTATTGTTATTAATCGTGTCGCTGTAAGCGTTTATGGTTCGACCTTCACCTATAATATTCGCTGTAACAGTTGCTAAATCACCTTTGGCAAGGCCGATAATCTGCATATTTTGATGTTTAAGCTGTATTTTTTCAACGCTTGTTTCTGTTTTGCCTTGTAAATCTAACAGTCTATTATTGATTGCTTCTTTAATTTCAGGTTTTTTCAGGTTTTCACTTCCTATGGAATACGCTGTTTTTTCGCTGTAACCTGCTTTTTGTGCTGATTTTGTAATATGCCCTGTTTTGATATATCCCTCAACAAACTTCTTTTGTTTAATCGTCATTTAAGGCTCTTGTTCGTGATTATGATAACCAATTGAAACAAGCTCGTTTTCTTGCTGGTTTGCGTAGTCTATGATTAACCTTTGCATTTTCTCGTCTTCCGGCTGTTCAGGCGGTAAATTGTCTTGATATTGTCTTCCTCTTCTTCTTGCCTTCTTTAAGCTATCAGAACCCAATAAGACACCAAAAACCATTTTTATTGTTCTTAAATTCTATTCTGTTGTGATTAAATTCACAATAACTCTTAAAAAGACCATCACAGGGATAGGGTATAATCCTTTAGTTCCCTGCTGTTGTCTATCAGTAGTCTTTAGTACGCCTATACAGCCCGTAGCAAAAGGTTCTTAAAATGAATTATTCAGATAAAAATCCGTTTAATCCCTAAAAAGAGCCTTTTCCTGTAGGCTGTAATGCCGGTCTCTTAGCGTTTTTCGGTCGGTACTGACTCTCTGCTCATTCTTTATTGTGAAAATAATCACAATAAAAGGCTGATGTGTGGTTACGCCCGCCTATCCGATAGACCTATTAACTTTTTAATTTGGAGTATAAAAATATCGACAACCTTTAGGTAATATATCCGTGCAGGCTTTAACTACACCGTGAAAACATAGCTTGCAATCGTATTTTTTGCCGGATTTGTCCATCTCTTGAATGTATTGAGCCTTGCGCTTGTCCGCTTTAGCTTTTAACAGTTTAGCTATAAAATTGCTTTTACAGACCATACAATCCCTTTAAAGTATTATGTAATGCTATTTTCAGACTTAACCTCTTTATTGTCAAGAAAAATCTAAATATTTTTTTGCTATAAGTATTTATAACTAAAACACTTGTATTTGTCTTGATAATTTATTGTATATTTATTGTTTTTTTATGTTGACAAGTGTTAATAAGGTCGATTATCGCTGAATGTAAAAAGTGCAAAAGACAATTTAAAAATCTGTTTTCGTATATTAAGCACGAAAAAAAATGCAAAGGCAAAATTAAGGAGTTTTGACTATGTATCAATTTTTGATTATCTTATATCAGCTTTTAAAAGAAGGCAAAATATCACCGGCTGAATATGACGCTTTGTCAGAGTCAATTTTAGATGATGTAGAGCAAGGCAAATAATGAAAATATTGATTATAGATGTTCCTGCTTTGTTCTCTCAAGGTAAAAAATTTTACCATTGCGCGGCTTGTCAAACTTTTGAGTTTACCTCTTTTGACTTGAAAGACAAAAAATGTCCGTATTGCAAAAATGGATACTGGCGCACATTTCTTACTACTACCAGTCCAGAACTGCTTAAAAAAGCTAAACAAAAAGACATCGACTTTAACAAGCAATTCGGTCGAAGTGGTAAAATGATTGATAATGGCAGAGATTTTAACGGCAGAACCCCCAGTTATGGCGAAAGATTGCGAATGGGCTTTAGAATGTTAGACGGAAAGGATATATGACTAAGACAATCGCCATAATCTTGCTCTTAACCGCCTACGGCGCGTCAGGCTCAACGCAGGACGTTAATGCCATAGCAAACGCCATATATCGCGCTGAAGGCGGTACAGCGACCGAATACCCTTATGGCATAAGAAGTATTGATACTCACGGCGATAAGGTTTATGCTCGTAAAATATGCCTGAATAGTATTAGAAACGCTGAAAAACGCTGGATTAAGGCAGGTAAACCGGAAGATTTTATCGTATTTATAGGGCGCAGATATTCGCCGCCAAACATAAACCCAAACTGGGTTAAATTAGTAAAATATTTTATAAAAAAGGAAGGAAACACAAAAAAATGAAAATTGAAATCACATTAACAGAGGCAACTTTAGGAACTTTGGCCGGTAATCCGGAAATAGCCAAAGAGTTTATTATGAGCAAACACCCAGACGGAATCCAGCAAGACGAACTCCATGCAGAGACCCCAGAGGGAGATTTAGCAAAAGCCTGCACAATCTTCCCGCGGGAAAATGGTAAACCGTTCATCTGGGACTATCAAATCAAAGGCTTTTTTAAGGAAGCCTGTATTGCAATGATTGAAACGGACACAATCACGCAGGAAGAACTTAAGGCAGTAAGATTAACTAAGTATCTGTTCAAACGAACTATCGACAGGAAGATACACGAAAACTGGAACGCTGAATTGTCCGGCGAGATATGCTGGTGTGAACGGCCTCTACGCGGTATGACTATGCAGGGCGAAAGAATATCAATGGCCAGAAGTGAAGAAATTCCCGCGGGCAGTAAGTTTTCTTTTGAGATTATCTGTATGAATAAAAAGCTATTGCCATATATAATGGTTGACTTACGGCGCACTCATTGGTCAAGCAATGGCGTAGTTTAGGATTAAATAAATGATGTTTAAAATAAGGAGTTACAATGGAAAAGCCCTCTAAACCATATACCACCCCAATCAAGCGTAAATACGGCCTTAATTATAGAGAAATGGCCGCTAAATACGGCGGTTGTGGTGAAACATATAGAATATTAGAAACAAAAGGCCAGCTTAAGGCTGAATTGAAAAGGCTTAAAAAGCTGGCAGAAAACGTATAATTCTGGACTAAAATAGAGTCATATATTTTAATAAAATAATAAAATAAAGTTTGACAAGCAAAATCAAGTATGATTTAATGGCTACAGTTAAGAAAGAGAAAGGATTAAAAATGTGTCAATTTTTTAGTTTAGTATCAGATGGAAAAGGTAAAGTATTTTACTTCGATTGGAAGTTACGGCAGAAATGCTTATCGGGCGAGTTAAAATATGAACCCGATAGCCATACTTCTATTGCCGATTATTATGGATACAAGGCTGACAAGGAGGATAAACTAAACAAATACGAGTATAACTTCTTGACTGGCAATTTCGCAATAGACCAATTAAACACTACGGATGATTCTGGAAAAGTCAAAAAGATATGCAAAAAAATTAACTCCAAAAAGATTGTTCCGCAACTTATCGTAAAAGTTATTCTTGACCCATTTAAAGACAAGAACACAGAAAAAGTAACTGACAGGGATTTACAACTACTTAAAGTTTGGGCCAGCGTTAGGGCCAGCGTTAGGGACAACGTTGGGGCCAGCGTTGGGGCCAGCGTTTGGGACAGCATTGGGGACAACGTTAGGGCCAGCGTTGGGGACAGCGTTAGGGCCAGCGTTTGGGACAGCGTTTGGGACAACGTTTGGGACAACGTTTGGGCCAGCGTTAGGGACAGCGTTAGGGACAGCGTTGGGGCCAGCGTTAGGGACAGCGTTAGGGCCAGCGTTGGGGCCAGCGTTTGGGACAGCGTTGGGGACAACGTTGGGGCTTATATTTCTTCATTTTTTAAAATAAAATACAAATTTGATTTCTCTTCTGGTGTAAAACTTTGGAAAAAAGGGCTTGTACCGTCTTTTGACGGAACGACTTGGCGATTACACGGCAAGGACGGAAAGATATTAAAAGAAATAACCAAAGAAGAATTGGACAAAATATGAGTAAAACTAAACGAAAGAGAAAAAACGATAGTGCTTACCGACAAGATTATGGTCATACAATAAGAGAAATGGAAGATATTTTCAACTGTTCATCTTCCGTTATTCTCAAGTGGCATTATCAGGGACTATTAAAAAAAAAGTTAGAAGAAAAGGAGAAAAAATGAAACCAGAGATAGTTAAAGCGTTAAAAGAGAATACTTCTGCGTTTGGCTTAATGAGTCCTGAATTGCGGGATGCAATGTCTCATATTGATAGAGACAAATTTCTATATTACCATTGCGGTGGTAATTGGCGCGAATGTTCATTGTCTGGAGTGTTCGGCAAAAGTTCGCAGTATCGTCTTCGTCCCGATTATCAGCTAGAATCAGAATATGAGAAGTTTGAGATAAAAGTAAGGGAACATGGCCTTATGTATATTTCGGCAGTATCTTGTCAAAACTTTCCAGATAATGCAATAAGAGAACCTAATTTTGCTTACTTCGCCCTTGACGATTTAGGAACAGGGATAGGCATAGAAGATATTGCGACCAAAATCCGGCAAGGTCATAAAGTTTATGCAGTATTTGTCAAATAGCCTTTATACTTATGCACGGCGGGATACGCTGTCTCCTCCGGCTGTCCCGCTAATTAAAAGTTAATAAGAGTCGATAGCAATATCCCCGAAGTGGTGCGCTAACGGGTGGCTGTCCGAGCGTGGTATCAGGTAGTTTGGTGATTGTCACGAGCCACAAAAGGCCAAACCTATCGGCTCTTATTTTTATAAGTTAATACAAGGGCGTAATACGGGAGAAGCGTAAGGAATAGCCCGTAATACCTTATGCGTTTGAGTTTATAGACAAAGAAAGCGTAGGTGAATAAAATGTTAATAGTAAAATGTGATTTATGCGGGAAACAGACCGAAATAAGCCCAGAGTATTCTTGTTTTGTTGGTGTCAAAGAAGATGGGTGGGTGGAATTTAAGCGGAGTGGCAGTAAGGTGTGGGAAAATTATTGCCCTAAATGTGTAACTATGCGAATTGAGTCCTTGAACTAAGGACTCAAAATGAGCAGCAACTCTAATTGTGGCGATTGTAAAGAATGTGTTCTTCGCTGTCCTCTTGAATCCAAAGATTTTGAATCAGAGCAAGACAGAGAACGTGCTGAAAAAGAGTTTGAAATTACAGACTTTGAAGAATGGGATTTAACTTAAATCTGAAAGCGGAAAGTTATGAGTGATATGCAATGGAGTTTATATAATCTCTGGAATGAAAGCCTTGACAATGGGACAGAAAGGCCTATGCAAGTTCGGGACTATATCTGGGCTTCGGAAATTGGCGGCGCGTATATAGACCGATACTTAAAAATGAAAGCAATCCCATTTAGCAATCCCCCAAATCCGCGCAGCAAGAGGAAATTTGAGGCTGGAAATATCTGGGAGAGTATAATTACCTATGTATTAAGCAGGGCGGGGATATTGGTTTCGAGGCAAGACCACTTAGCCTATCAGTATCCAAATTTAATGAAAGTAACAGGCAAACTTGACTGTAAGGCTGGCGGTAAACCAGACTACGAAAAGGCAAAGGCTTTAATCGGAACAGAGTTTAACTGGTTGCCCGAATTTATCAGTAGGGCGACAATGAACATAGTTAAGCAGTTGTCCGAAAAGTATCCTGACGGTTTATTGGAAATCATACTGGAAATCAAAAGCTGTTCATCGTTTATGTTTGATATTTACGAAAGAACAAATACCGCCTCGCAACATCATAAATTGCAGTTGTTTCATTATCTCAAGGCGACAAATATGCCAGAGGGACATATAGTTTATGTTTGCAAGGACGATGCAAGGCTACTCGAAATTGGGATATTGAATCCATCTGAAGTTGAGGACGATTATAAAGCTGATATAGAACAAATGACGAAGTATTTTAATTCCGGTGAAGAACCCCCAAAAGAAAAGTTTATACTCTTTGATGATGAATTTGGCCGATTTAGTGCGAACTGGAAAGTGGCCTATTCTCAATATCTGAAGTATTTATATGGTTTTGAAAATCAGTTTGCTTTTGATAATACTTACAAACCGATAGTAGAACGCTGGAATCGGGTTTTAGGCCGAATAAAAAAAGGCGACAAAATGACGGACAAGAATATGGCGGCAATTCTCGAAATGGGCGAGGCCGGATTTAATATCGAAGAAATAAAGAAAAATTTTAAAGGAATAGAAAATGGTACTGACAGCGAATAATAAAGGTGGTTCAAGTATCCCCCCGATTGAAGCGGGAACACACCACGCAGTTTGTTTTGGGGCAGTTGATTTGGGGACACAGGAAACTATGTTTAAAACCCCTACCGGAGAAACAAAATCCACTCATCAGATACTTCTTATGTGGGAAATACCCAGTATAACATACGAATTTACAGACAAGGCGGGCGTAAAAACTATTCAAACTAAAACAATTACAAAGCTTTATACCTTGTCTTTAGGCGAAAAGGCGAATCTTCGTGCTGATTTAGTATCTTGGCGAGGCATACCATTTACAGAAGAAGAACTTGAAAAATTTGACGTATTTAAGGTTCTTGGCGCAAGTTGTCTATTGCAAATAATCCACGTCAAAAAAGGCGAAAAAACATACGGCAACATATCCTCTATTGCCAAGCCGATGAAAGGTATGCCGGAATTAAAACCGACAAGACAACTAATCAGGTATTCTATGGAAGAAGACGGCTGCTTGATACCGGCGACTGTGCCTGATTGGATAACTACCAAAATAAAACTATCTGCGGAATATCAGGCCGAAATGAATCCGCCACAGTATAACCAACCACCACCAGAAGAAAGTGAGGCTGCAACAGAATTACAATTAGACGAAAAAGGAGATATTCCCTTTTGATGTTTATTGGAAACAGCAAGGATTGATTTTATGATATATCCCGTAAAAACAGTATTTGGCAAGAAGCCGACTTTTGAAAAGCCAATAGATGAAATACTGGCAGAGTGTAAATTAGAAGGTGCAATCCAGATATTAAGTCCTTTGGAATTTATTACAGACCGTCAAAGAAAATGGTATAAAGGTGTATGCTTGCCGTTTCTCGCAAAGAATGATGAAAACCAAGAAACAGAAATTTGGTGGGATACTGAAGTTAAAAAATTATGTGGCGGTCTTGCTTATCTGAAAAAAGAAATATTTTTCCTTGATGATGGACAATCGGTAGGCCGACTAACTACAAAAGACGTAGGCAAAAAGAAAATGATAAAGTTTATTAACGAGATAATTGCCAAATCGGTAGAAAAAGGATGGGGATTGGCTGCCCCAGACAAAGAATTAAGAGGCATAGAATGACCCCAACTCAAGTACAAGTTGAAAAAGCTATTAAGAACTACTTAAAGAAAAACGGCAAGGATAAACATTGTTCTGGCTGTATGGGATTTAACACTAAAGCCCCTTTGTGTCCTGCTCACGAAACTGAACTTACCCTTGCGAATTGGTTGATAAAGGGCGAAAGACTAACAGAGCAGTATTTTGAATTGATTAAGGAATAATATGCTATCGCCGTGCCTTACTTGCCAGAAATTTGCTAATTGCCGAGTGATGTGCCGTAAGTTTGACGATTACATTCATAATGATAATTCAGAACCTGAAGAGCAACTTGGCGGTAAATTTAAGAAGCCTAAAAGAATCTATCCGTTTAACCGAGTGCCGAAAAGTTTTAAGGAATAAAAGGAGTAAAAAGAATGAGTGCTGACAATAAATTACTGATATTTAAAATCGGCAAAAAATATTACGCAACGATGAGATTTCTTTCTGATAACAAATATCTACGCAACTTAAATTTAAAAAAAGATAGAATTATTTTTACTGCCAATTCATTAAAATCTGCTATTAAAAAAGCTAATGAAGAAACGCACGAAGAAATATATGAATATGGATATGCATTTATGGAGAGTAAAATGAAAATTAAAAAATGTCCATTTTGTAAGGGAAATAAAATCGCAATAAATTTGGCATTTGCTGTGTATTATTTCGAGTGTCAAAATTCAAAATGTCATATTACAACTATGATTAGGGCTAAAACCAAAAAGAAAGCTATCACTGTTTGGAATAAGAGGACTAAATGATACCGTTTCCGGATAAAAAATATAGCATAATCTATGCAGACCCGCCGTGGAAACAAGACAGGGGCGGTAAAAAATCTGTTCGCCCTGATTCATCGGGGATGGAATTGCCATATCAGGTTTGCAGTTTAGAAGAAATAGAAACTCTTATGAGTAAAGCGTTCTGGCTTGGCAGAGAAAATAATGTTTTGTTTTTATGGACGATAGATAAGTATTTGTTTGAAGCACAGGCAATGGCCGAAAAGTATGGTTATAAACTACACGCCCGAATGATTTGGAATAAGGTTACTGGCATACCTGCGGCTTTTACAATACGATTTGGGCACGAATACTTGCTTTATATGTATCACGGCAAACTATTGCCTGTGGCGTTAGAGCAAAGAGGAAAATGGCACAGTGTCTTTACGGAACAAGTCAAAAAACATAGCCAGAAACCAGAAATTGCCTATCAGTTAATAGAATCTTTATACCCAAATACTGAAAAATTTGAAATGTTCGCACGACAAAAAAGGCAAGGTTGGGACGTATGGGGAAACGAAGTATGATTAAGCCTACTCTTGAAGAAGTCCGAGCCTATATAAAGCAGGAAGGCTATAACGATGTTAATCCTGTTAAGTTTTGGAATTATTATGAATCTATCGGTTGGGTCAGGGGTAAGGCCAGGATACCCATAACAAGATGGCGCAGTTGCTTTGCACAATGGACAAAATTAACAGAAGACCAGAGATTAAGATATAAATATAAGACTTGTGCGGTCTGTGGTAAGCCTGCTATGATGATAATTAACGGCAAAGGATATTGCAAGGATAGTTGTTTTGAAAAGACAAGACCAATTAAATCAGATAAGCAAACTTTGCCTGTTTCAGTTAAACTTCAAGATGTTCCAGCCGAAAGAGATTATAGAAAAGAACTGCAAAGGCAGAAAATAGAATTATTAGGAGTGAAAAAATGAGCGAAGAATTAAAATGCGGATGCGGAGGAGGCTTGAGCGTATTGGCTTATGGAGATGGACATGAATTTAATTGCAATAAGTGTGGGGCGACAATAGTCGTAATGAATACGTCTCTGCAAGACGCCATATCAGCTTTTCGCCTTGCAACAAGGGCAGATATTAAGTCTGGTATTAACTGGATAAGCGTAAAGGATAGATTGCCGGAAAAGCCCTGTTGGTATTTATTTATAAATTCTACGGAGCCTTACGAGTTTAAAGAGGCAGGTGTAAGGATTTTGTTTTGGGGGGACGACCAAAGTCCGGCGGCCAGATTTGATAACCGAAAAGGAGTTAAGAGGTTTACTCACTGGGCAGAAATTAATCTGCCGAAAGAAGGTGAAAAATGAGCGAAGCGATTGAAAAGATAAAAGAAGCAAAGAAAATATTGTCAACTGGATATGGTGTTTATGTCAAAGGCGAAGCAATAACTTTTCTTGACGAAGCTCTTGCGGAGTTGCAAAAGCCTGTTGAGGCGTGTAGAATAACAGAGGATTTACGAAGGATTATGGGCGAATGGAAAACTGCAAACAATATTCCGGTTGAGTATATTTATGCCCCTATATTGCAAATTTGTGATTCTCTTGATGCGGCGTTATCAGCTAATGCGGATTTATTAAAGCAAAAGCCTGTCTGTAAAACGTGCGGGGGAAGTGGAATGAAATACGACCACATCAAGGCAGCACAGCAGGCAGACCCTTATATTCCTTGTCCTTCTTGCCAAAAGCCAGAAGCGGAATTGGAAAAAGAAATAAACAAATTTTTAGACGATAGCAGGTTTACTCTTGTGGCCGCCAATGAAGTATCGTTTTTAAAATTGGCTCGCATCTGGCTTTATAAGGCATTAAATAAACTCGACTCACAGGCCGAACAGATTAAGACCTTGCGGGAAAAACTTGCTACAAGGACAGACAAGCAGGGCGTAAACTGGATAGCTACCAAAGAACATTGCGCCAGAATAGGCAATTACTGTTTATTTATAAATATAGAAAATGGCGACAAGGACTTCTTCTTATTTACCGATGTTGAGTTTTTACATTGGCCGGACTTAGAAAGCAAATTTACGCACTTCGTAGAAACAGGCGAACTGCCAAAGGAAAGGAATAACTATGGCAAAGAGAAAAACTAAACTTAAAAAATGTCCGTTTTGTGAGAGTAAAGTAAATATAAACACGGCAGGATTCGGACAAGTAGGTAAAAGAGACGTTTTTACTTTATACTTCTTTGATTGTATGAATTTTAAATGTGAAATATCTGTTCTTATTCACGCAAAAAATAAACAATCTGCGATAGCCATTTGGAATAAGAGAAATGACCATAGTAAGAAATAATGAAATTTTGATATGCGATATGAGGAATAAATGCTTAATGCCAGTAAAATCTGGCCGATGTGTCCATATCATAAAACATACCAGAAATTCAGGTTGCCAAGAAGATATTTGCACTCTAACCGGAAAAATGTTCAGTGTTAAATGTATTCCAGTACAGGCCAAAAAATGAAAAAGAGTAAAACTTTATCTCAATTACACAAGATATTCTGGAAGATATTTAGCGAATATTCAAGGCGTAAATTCGCAGATAGAAACGGTTATGTTGCTTGTTGTTCTTGCGGGCAGATACATCACTGGAAAGAAATGGACGCAGGACACTACATAAGCAGGATTCATTTAGCAGTTAAATATGACGATATGAATGTTCACGCTCAATGTAAAGGCTGTAATGCGTTTAAGCAAGGCAATCCTGTCGGATATAGACAGTTTCTTGTCCGGAGGTATAACGAAAAAGCTGTTCAAGCTCTTGAAGATAGGCGGAGTTTTCCCGCTGGATTCACGCGCGATGGCTTACAGTTAAGAATTATGGAATATAAAGCTAAATTATCAGAATTAAATGCGAAAGAAAGTATCTAAAATGCTAACCCGCAACCAGATATTTGTTAAATGGCTTATAATTCTCGGAGTCATTCTCTGGATTGGTGTAAGTATATATCTGGCTCATAGAGCAAAAAGTGAAGATGATAGTGATATTAAAATTAAGGTTGAAAGGTGAAATATGAGAGAAATAAAATTTAGGCAACCAAGATTCGATAGTAATGGCAAGTTTACAGATTGGTTTTATTGGGGATTTATAAATGGCGGATTTGTTTCTCCTATTCGATTTGATGTACCAAATTATCAGTTTACCGGCCTAAAAGACAAGAACGGCAAAGAGATATACGAGGGGGATATTATAAATGTTTATTTTGGCGACCCGCCTTCTACTCTTACGGCTAAAGCTGAAATAATTTATGAACAATCCAAATGCAGATTTATTCCCCAACGATTAGAGGATAAATGGAATGGCTGGACTATCAAATCAGACTATATTAAAGTTATCGGTAATATTTACGAAAATCCAGAACTTTTAAAAGGTGAGATATGCTAATTGATAAAATCGTTAGAAAATACTCTTGGATTCCAGATTTGCCTGATGGTAGAGACTTACTCGGTCTATCGGAAAAACTGTTAATGTTAGCAAAACCTTTGCCGGATAAAGTTGATTTGAGAAAAGGTTGCTCGGCAATACAAGACCAGCTTTCATTAGGCTCTTGCACAGCGCAGGCGATTGTTTCAGTTCTTGAGTTTCTTGATAACAAAGACGGGAAATATATCGACCTATCAAGATTATTTCTGTACTACAACGAGCGATTAGCGGAAGGCAATGTTGATTCAGATTCAGGGGCTATGATACGAACAGGTATTAAATCTGTAAATAAAATTGGGGTATGCGATGAAAAACTATGGGTTTATGATATTGTCAAGTTTAAAGAACCTCCAGCGACAAGATGTTTCAGCGATGCTGTGTTACATCGGTCAGTTGAATATCGCCGCCTATCGACAATTCACGAAATAAAATCCGTTCTTGCCGCAGGCTTTCCGGTTGTTTTTGGTATGTCTGTCTATGAGTCTTTTGAATATAGCAAAACAGCTAAATCAGGGATTGTGCCGATGCCGACAAAAGATGAGTCTATGCTCGGCGGCCATTGTGTTTATACAGCTGGTTACGACAACGACAAAAAGGATTTAATCTGTATGAACTCTTGGGGTAAGGACTGGGGCGATGCAGGGTCGTTCTATTTACCATACGAATATCTGCTGAATGGTTTGGCAGATGATTTTTGGATGATTTCAAAGATTAACTATAATGATTAGATAGATATTAACAATATGAACAAAACAAAGAAATGGTATCAGGGAAATAAGGGTTTAGTCGCGGGCAGATGTTTCAGAGAAGCGAGCTTGGCTGGCGAAAATAACCCTAAAGAAAAACTTGTATGTTGCAAAGGATGTGGAAAGGATACTACGAATTACAGTATGTTATGTGATAGGTGTTCCCTTAAACAAGAATAATAATTTATTAGAAAAGGAGTAACAGTTATGTCAACAAAAAGAAAGATGGACCCGATGACAATCCTGCTTATTGCACAGTTGATTATTGAGATTATCAAGATGTGGCAGGCGGCTAATCCACCGGCGGCTAAAATTGCAAAGAAAGCATCGGTAAAGAAACTGGCAGGGCAGTTAAAGCTCAGCAGTCCCGAACTGGATAAGATTATCGCCCTTATCCTAGCGGATACCGCAATCCTTGACCTGCATTTTGATATGACCGGCTTTACGGGGATTCTCGAAAGCCTGAATAAGCTGTCGGCTCTTATCGCTGCAATCGAAGCGATTATGACCGGCGTTAATCCAGTTCCAGTAACACCGGCGTAATGTTGACCTGAATTTAACGGATTGCTTTGAGTAAATGGATTTACGGTATGGGGCGGTTAATCACGGCTAAGTTTTTAACCGCCCTTATTTTGAAAGGCGAAAAAATGTTTTGGATTTTTCCTATATTTTGTTTTTTTGCAGTAATATTCATAGGCGTTATGGTATTTAGGTTAACAAGGTGAAAAATGAAAAAACTAAAGGCTGAAATTACAAAGTGGAATGGCAATTTATATTCGGTTTATATGCAAATCAGAAGTGGCAATCTTGAAACTGGAAATCATAAATCTGAATCTGCTGCCAAAAGAGCGTTTGTTGCTATGTGTAATCGTGTTGGTATAGACCGAAATATATATGAGTTTGATTATAAGTAAAGGACTTAAACAATGACAGATTGCAAATTAAGATTTTATAACGCTTACAGAGCAAACAAAATGGACAAGGTTCTGGAAGGAACGGATTGGCTTATCCTTAAATTTTCGTGGCCGGATACTCACTGTGAGTTTCAGTTTTCGGCTAAATATAGCAATGTTAGCTTTTCATCTACCTTGCGGGACGGCGCAAAAGGCTGCCGATTTAAGCAGATTGATTATACCGCCAATCCAGAACGATGGAATACTTTGATTGTTCCGTTGACCGATGAACAAGAGGTCGCCGCTTTTGCCAAAGCTAACGAAATTAACGGTTGCGAATATGACCTTATCGGCTTGCTTCATCTTGAAACAGGGCTTGCCAAAACAGACCCCGATAAATACTGGTGTTCTGAAGCCGTTGCCGAATTGCTAAAAGCGGCTGGTAAATTTCTGGTAGATAGCCCAGACCAATACACGCCGGCAGCCTTGTTTGACGAGATATTTTATTGGCTATCCACTAATCAAAGTTTAGAAAACCCAGAATGAAACAATTTATAGCTATAGTTAAAGTTAAAACAAAGCAACCTATTACCTGTAACATTGGTATTGCTTTATATGGCTCTACTAAAGAAGAAGCATTAAAGACGTTAGATATGAAGTATTATGAGTATATATGCGATAATAAGGACTGGACAGGCAAGGAACTGCTTGTAAGGGTTTAAAAAACGCTCTACGATTGCTCAGGTTAAGCGCAAACCGTTAAGTCGAGCAAATCAGGGGCAAAATTAAAACAGGCCGGAAACGTATAAGAACCGGCCTGTCTTGCGGATACAAGCTCCGCTAAAGGAGGAGGAAAGAAGAAGATTACTTCTTAAATATGCCTGCCACTTGTAAGACCAAAGAAACTACTACTACGATAAGAATCCAATTTTCCATTGACATAAAAGTACCTTTCTTTAATTATTTAACTTCTGGATTAGCCGCTACTCTTTGCGCGTCTGTCGGAGTCGGTGAATTGAGCGCGATTTGGCTTAAAACCTTTACCAGAGGCAAGGCAGGATGGTTTTTGCGCAGTATCGGTATTATCTTTATAGCGATAGCGCAGAGACTTGAAATAAGACTGAGGATGGCCGCGCCTATTAAAGTTATAGCCGTAACTATGGCCGCCTGATTGCTTATAATCCACTTTAAATCTACTACCAATTTACTACTATTCGGGTCGTAAATCATAATTATACCTCTTTCCTTTCTTCTGTGCTTCGATAATTTCCAAAATTAGGTTGTTTATTGACAATCAAACAAGGTCTATCGTTCATCGCTTGTGTAAATTTTTCGTCTGTTCTTATGCTCTTTTCGAGAATACTGATAACCTTCTCATTCAACGCTTCAAGACTTCTGACTAATTCCGCGCGTTCGGCTTTATGAATCTCATTTTGTTCATATAAAGCATTAACAAGATTTTCACGTTCTGATTTATGAACCATCCTCATATCACTTAACTGCCTGAATAACATCAATACAGAAAACCCGCAAATGCCTAAAGCTCCGTATTCAACAAACGGATTGGTTATTGGGTCGATACTTGAGATTACCCCTGTCATTATAAACGGTGTCAAAGCTAAAATTTTTAATCCTGTCATAAAATGTTCCTTAATCTAAATGCTGTTCTACTGGTTTTTTACGTTTTTCAAGTTCCTGATTTATAATCATAAGATTATTTTGGGTTTGCATTAAAGTTTGATATTGCTGGTCCAGAAGCAAGGCCAATTCTAAATCTGTCATTTCCTGTATAGTTTTATCCATTTTTCTTTCCTTTAGAGTAGCATTTTTCGCCTATTTCGGGTTGAGGAAAAGTTCTGCACTTTTCAGGTCGTTTCCAATATATCTTACAAACAGCTACGGTATTTACAATTTCCAATTCAGGACAGGGGCCTTGATGGTCCTTCACAAAAGGATTATAGTTCAAACAACATTGTCCACATCTTTTACAACTCATAATTAACTCTGTGCCGTTAAAATTCCGCCAACAAAAGTTAAAACCTTCGTACCTAATACTGTATCTACATAACTCACTGTTGCATTTATTCCTGCTGTTGCCCCTATCCTAAAGAGGGTGCCTGAAGAAATATCGCCGACAACGTCAAGTGGATACGCTGGCGCCGTTAGTTTTCCGATACTCAAATTGCCTTTAAGAACATTATTAACTCCATTTACTTCAAATAGTCCCCAACTTGTTAAAGTTCCACTTGTCGCACAAGCATCAATATACAAACCATAGACTGAAACTGGTCTTGTAGTGGTAATTCCGATATTTGTTGTTTTGGCATAAACTCCGCAAGCAAAACCATCAGTAGTAGAAGAATTATATGTTACAGGAAAAAGCCTTGCTTCAAACCAACCCCCATATGCAGAATAACTTGTCTTGCCAATAATTGATTTTCCTGTATAACCAAATGAAGCCTGAGTTTTTGCACCAAAAAGACTTACAACAGCGCTATTTTTACCTGAACCCCCATCAACATCAAGTTGATGTTCTGTCGAAAAACCAAGACCAGATATAGTAATATTTTTAGTGCCACTTGAGGCCGTCAAAACTGCATTAGAAACCACTCCGCCATATAATCCGTATTGAACTACGCTGTTTCCATAAGTTCCAATGGTATTAGTTAGTGTTACTTGTCCGCATTGAGTAGTTGACGGATTATTAAAATATAAATCTTGTGTTAAACCAGATAAAATTGCTGATGGCAATGGATTTGCCGCACTTGAAATAATCTCCTTAATGGCAAGAAAAGATGGTGCTATATTTGCTGTCTTATATGAAAATTTAGCACCGGATGTTACCCCAAAAGAATGACAACACATCGTCCCGAATTGCACATTTGACGATGTTGTTATATCCTGCGGTAAAGATAAGGTTAAATTCCTGCCTAAAATAACGCCAGTTCCAGAGGCAGACAGATTAACCTGATTAGTAGTCCCTGACAGGTCATACTTTGTTAAGGTCGGCTCAAAAGCCGAACTGTCAATAATTGAGGTTAGAATCATAAAGTCCTATTTCTTCAAGGTCTAATAATCGTTCCTGAACGTCCTCTAAACAATCAGTCCTATATTGGATATTCGGAATTTTTAACTGTTTGGCGGTATCGTAAAGTCCATCCCATAAAGACTCCGGCGTATCGCCAGTCCCAACCACTTCGCATATAATACCGTCATAACCGCTTGTATAAAACTTACCCTCAATTTCCATAACGTCCAGAGGAATACAGTTATCGTCCATACCTCTAACTGGTTTACCCTCTGTTTCAGGTGCTTCCTCAACCATAGGATAAGGCGGTATGCTTATTCTTAACGCGCCCAAAAACTCATCAGACGGCTGTAAATCAGGCATAACGCCATTAGCAATAGAGGCTATGAATTCACCAAAGGGCATATTTAAACCCTGTATAAAGGCGTATATTGCGCTATAGCCCATTCTGGCAGTCCATTCAAGTATATAAGGAACACCGTCAGAGATTATACAGTTAATATCAAGTGCGCCTGAATACTTCTGTAGTTTAAGCCAGTTCTCTAACTTGCCAAAGGTTTCACCGTATAAATCAGGGCATAAATTAAACTTAACCGTAGAGGACATACAACCTGTATTCTTGCTCAAGTTGTCATTCATAAAGCGTTTAGTTTCAAGCGTATTGTTATATGAATTAGGTATAATCTGGCCGTTTACGCACCAGACTTCAGAACTTATTTCAATACCTTCTTTAACCTCTTGTAGAACGAAGTCTATTTTGCCTTTCCAGATACCTGAGAAGTTTTCAAGCATTTCAATCATATCTTCAGAGTCAGTAGATACATACGTTTCAATACCCTCTTTGTTATGCTCCGGTTTAAATACGCAGGCGAAATCTTTTTCTTTAACCCATTTAATAGCTGATTCAAAGTCCTGAAAATCGTCCCATTCAGGGACGGCTATTCCTGCATTTTCAGCCACAGGCAAGCCAAAGGAACGGTCTAATTCCATCTTATCAGCTATGTCAGAACCGCCGAAAACAAGGAATTCCTGTTCTCTTAATTTATCAGCTTCCTTGCCTTTTTTTACCATATCAAATATTACGATAGTATCTTTATCAAGTCCCTTCCATCCATCTTTAACTCGTGGCAATATACCGTCATAGAGCTTTACTGCCTTTGGGTCTTCTATATACAGAGTAACTTCATTACCTTCATCGGCAAGTCTTTTGCCTAATCCGACTCCATCCCCCGTACAAGAAATAATCCTGAATTTAGCCATTGACAAAGCCTCTTGATATGGTATAATAAAACGAGTCGATAAGGGATATGTAGTCCCTGACCGACTCTAAACAAAGTTTCCTATATTGGAGAAAACTATGTCTGATACGATTATAACAAAAACCTGTCATCATTACAACCAAATCAAACCTATATCTCAATTTTGTAAGGATAAAAGTTTCAAGGATGGGTATCGTTGTCTTTGCAAGGCTTGCAAACTTAAATATAATCAGAGTCCAGCACAGAAACAATATCATAAAAGACTTGCCCAAACTTCGCACAGAAAAGAACAATGGAAGAAATATAGACAGAGCAAATCTTCCAAAGAACTTAGTAAGCAAAAAACAATTCTTTATCTTAATCAGCATCCAGACCAAGCAAAGGCTTATTGGGCGGTTAAATATGCCGTGAAAATTGGCAAATTGGCTAAGCCAAAAACACTTCAATGTTCCTATTGCCCAGAAAAAGCATCTCTTTATCACCATAATAAAGGCTATGGCAAAGAACACCGTCTTGACGTTATTCCTGTTTGTCCTATTTGTCATATGTTTATTCACGCCGTTCAATCGTCTTAGTCATCGTCATAATCGTCCATATCTGGGCTTTCCCATAGTTCAGTTTCTTCTGGTATATAATCAGGCATTACCATCTAATCGCATTCCCCTTTTCAGGCACATTCTTTCTTAAAACTGGTATTCCTGATTCAATATTTTCTTTAAGGCCTTTTGGTTTGCGTTGAGTAACATTTTCTGACGGATTCAAAATTGCCCCACCAAGCGTCCCTGTCGGTTTAATATCTGTATAATTGGCAATGTCCTGAATAAGCATAGGGTCAACAAGCCCTTTTAAATATTGACCTGCCGCTTGGTCTCTTTTGCGGGGGTCTGCTAAATCGGAAACAGTTCTACCTTCATTCACAATAGGGGCGCTTTGGAAAAGGCCAATAACTGCCGCAACTACGCCCGCCGTAATACCCTGCTTTTCTCCTTTTATTTCGTGAGAGGCGACCCTGCCAATAGTTTCGTGTAATTGCCAACTTTGAATAAGTGGCAAAGCAAGCAAAACTGCCGGTATTTTAATACCAAACAATCTCGCTCCACCCCACCTAACGTCTTCCTCATCTCGTTTTTCGCCTGGCTGATAATATCCGCCTAAATGCCGATGTTTAGCGTCATTTTTGTATCCATCTATGAACGCCAATACATTTCCAATTTCTGCGACAGCACCAACCTTTAACAATTTAGCAATAGCGTCTTTTTGTGCGGGAGACAATGTGTCTAATCCTTTTACCATCGCAGTAGCAAACTTAATATTGCCAGTATAAAAACCGACAGCGGCGTTAATAGTTTGCTTGACGTGGTTAAAGGCTACTTTCTTAACAGGGATATTGAGTCTGATTGCAGTTGCGGCAACCTTGCCCCATAGAGGAGTTTTGCCGGTAGCCTTATCTTTTGCTTCAAACTGTTTTTCGATATTATTAACAATATCAGTTAGTTTGTTTTTCTCCAACAATAGCGCAGCATTAGAATCCTCAAAAGCATCTTTACCTATTAACGCCTGAACAACAGGATTTAAAGGAACGTCTGGATTATCGCTATTCATTATAGCGTGTTCTGTTCTTTTTTCCTTAGATAGTTCATATTCAAATCTGCGCAATGGCGATTTTTCTATTTCGTGAACTACCGCAGCCATATTATACCATCGTCTTGCTGTGGCGGTTTTAGAGTATTCATCATATAACATTTTATAATCAGGTTGTTTATCAGAGCCAACTTTATAAGCGTCTCTTAGTCCTTTTGTGAACGCACTTGAAAGAGCATTAGCAATCGCTTTGACGTTAAACCCGCCTTCTCTCGGCGCACCCTTAAATAATTTGCTATATCCTGGCAAATTAGAATAAACACCTCCAACGGCTTCCTCTGCTATTGTTTGTGGAATTTTACCAGCAGTATAACTGAAAAGTTTAACCAAAGTTCTTATGCCAGATATAGCCCCCATTTTTCTAACATTAGACAGTAAATCTAAAGTTTTTTCCCACCAAGGGCGTTTGTCTAATTCATATTGCCTTAACTTCTTTTTGTATTCATTTTCAACCCTGTTAATATCGGCTTGTATCTTTTCACCTTCCACGTCTAATTTGACCGGCTCACGGGGTTGCTTTTTCTCAAAGTCTCCCCTCGCTATTTTGTCTCTTAGTTCTGCCATCCTGTTGGTTTTTCTGGTCTTCCAAGACTGTAATCTTATTTCTTCTGGCGTTTTCTTTGGGTTAGCCAAGTCTTTTAATTCTTGATGTTCTTCTTTCAATGCTTCTGTTCTGGCTTTTATGGCTTCTAATTTGTCGCTTTTTGGCATATCGTCTGGTTGTTCGGTCTTTTCAAAAATGCCATTTTTTGCATCTTCAAGCCTTTTTGTCCAGTTAGCCTCGTTGCGTTCAGCCGCTTTAATAGCACGACTCAATCTTTGTTCGTCAGTTAATTCTGGCTTGCCAAAAATGTCATCATATTGTCCCTTGAGTTCATTTCTCTTTTTAATCAATCCTTCTAACTCTGCATCTGTTTGCGGAACACTAACACCTTTTATTGTCTTATGTCCCGATTTAATCTGGTCTTCAATATCTGTTATCTGATTTTTATAATATGTTTTCCGAGAATCCAACGCTGATTTTAACTGCGTTTCCTTATCAGTGGTTTCTACGCCGTGTCTCTTTTTGGCCTCCTCTGCCAACTTAGTCATTTTCATGCCTTCTTCGGTCAAAGGTACTCGTTGATAACCGGTTGCAGGAGCAGGCTCGCCCTCTTTGTAATGTCTTATTTTGGCCGTCTGTTGTAATTGTTGTTTAATATCTCTCAGTTCGTCTTCAACTTCGCTACGTTTAGCTAACCTAAATTTGCCCGAACCGGAAATAGCGTCTTCTGTTTCCTGTCGTGTTATATCAGGAATGATTTCTCTAAGAATAGTGTGAACTTCATCTCTTAATGGTTTTGCGCCTCTAACCCCACTTTCAATGAGTCCCCTTGCGAGATTTTGAATTTGGATTCCTATTTCAGATAATTCCTTGCCACTCTCAATGCCCGTTGCTATTTTTGTCTTTGCCGCTTCTATATCAGACTTACTAACTTTACTCTGTATATCTCCCCATATTTTACTAAGATTAGGCTTAACCCATTCACCTAAATCTTCAATCATCGCTTTAGACCACGCACCTATTTCTCTAACTCCACCCTCGAACAAATATCCTGCATATTCCCCCGCCCTTAATATCGCCGTTGGGTCAATGCCAACATTAAGTCGGGTCATCATCTTTCGTATTTCTGCTCTTGCTATGTCGGCACGCTCTTTTGTGAATAATCTATTTCTTGAACCGAAAGATGGCCTGGTTCTGTCTGGCGGCAATTTGACCGTTGGTGCAATACTCTCAAGAGTTTTTGCTTTTTGAAATTCTTTAAGTTGATTGTCTAATTCTGCCAGTCTATCGCTCTGTTCTTTAATGGTTTTTCGTTCATCTTCTGTTAAAGGCGATTCTTTTTTCGCTCTTGCCCTTTGTTCCATACGGATAGGGTCGTGGCTTTCAGACATAAATTGTTGTCTCATACGACCAGCAAGTCCCCATTCACTACCGGAAGACTTATCGACATCGTAAATGTCTTGCAATTCATCATTTACCCTTGCCGTCCGAAGCCGTAACTCTGATTTTACGTTCTCATCTTCGGTTTCACCCATTTGCTTATCAAGGCTATATCTTTCAGTTTCAAGGTCTATTTGTTTGTGTTTTAAAATTATATCTTCTTCATCACTTAACATTCTTGGATTTTGTTTCCGGTCAGCTATAATATCGTCTGCTATTCTGGGGTTAGCCTCTATTTTTGCCATAGCATTAGAATAAGCTACTTTATCTGTCTTAGTAAACTTTTCCTCTACTGGCGGCAAGCCAAATTCTGCTCTTTTTTGATTGGTAATTTCATTTTTAAGAGAAGTCATTTTTAGTTTTTCAGGCGGTATCTCTTGCGGTTCATCTGTCTTTGCTGGTTTTGGCGTTCCCTCTGGCGGAACAACCTTATTAAGCATTTCCTCGCCAATTTTAATGGCTTGGTCAGGAGTAGTTTCTGCTTGTCCAGTTTCAGGGGCAACATTGGTAGGGGTCTTAGCTTTGCTCTCGTCCTGCGCAATCGTAGGCGGTTCTTCAGGGAGTATATCCGATTTAGTCAATCCCTGTATAACTTTAGGGTCTGATACAGTATCAATAATCTGTTGGTCTGGAATTTTGGCAAGTTCAGGTTCAAGGGTTTTTAAGTGGTTTATATCCTCTTTTTGTCGTTCACCGCCGAGTAAGCCCATAACACCCATTATTACGGCCTGTTTAGTGGCCTGTTTCTTATCCTGCGTTTCAGCGTAAGTCTGGCCGTAAGCCGCGCCACCGTAAAGAACAGCCTTATCCATAGCAGTCTTAACAAAGGGTATTGCGTCTAAAGCCTTAAAACCAACGCCAGTGGCAACGCCTTTTAAAAACTCTTTGCCGTATTGACCGCCCAGACTTTCTTCACTGGCTAATTGTGCGTCTGTCGGGACGTGTGCTATACTTGCAAGTCCCATACCTAAAGGCAAATCACCGCCAGCCAAAGCAGTCGTTAAACCTATTTTGGCCAGTCCGCCAACCGCACCGCCCGCCGCCTGTGTCCAGTTGGGATTTTCCTGATTATAAATCTGTGCCGCTTTTATAGCTGCTCTTGTTTCAGGGTCAACGATATGCTTGAGTAAATCAGTTCCGTTAAGTGCCGCTTGGTCTGTGGCAAGCCAAAACTGATTAAACTTAGTATTAAGAACAGAATCATTTTTCATTCTAAACAGATAATCGCTTACCTTTTGCTGTTCAGTGTTAACAGGCGGAACCCATTTCATTTCGGGTGAACCGGGCGCGCCAATAGCTTGCATAGAATCATAATTAGTTCTATGTAAGTCATTTATTGCGGTCTTAAATTCATCTGGTTTATTTCCGATATAAGTTCCATAAAGTTTTTCAGCAGTTTCAACGTGAGGTAAAGGAACATTGTATTTAGTAGCCGCTTCGAAAATCTTATGTGCTTTTTGGTCTAATTCGATAGGATTATACTTAGCGGGATTCGTAAATTCAAAAGGCGTAAGATTTAATTGTGGAACATCCGGCGTGCCTTCCTGTGATTGTGGTTTAGGTGAAGTGCCAATTAGTTCATCACTTTGCCCAAAACTCGTTTTTTGAGTAGTATCTAAAACTCCAACAGATTCATCGTTTTGTCCGAAGGTCATTTCTTCCTCTTGATTTCGTTAGATTCGTTAATCCATATCGAATTTGAAGGTAGTTTATTGTATTCTGCTTCCGTTTTTGGGTAAGCAGTTTTCGGGTCTAAAATACTGCCGTCAGGAAAAACAAGTTTAGAGTCTGGTTCTGCTTGTATAAAATATCTAACCATTTGTTCCTTGCTATGTTGTTGCAGATTAAAAGACGAAGCGTGAAAATCCCATTTTTTGCCTTCTTGTTTCCATTCACCACCTATTTGTCCTTCTTTGCTATATTTACTATCAGTCGAAAAAGTTATATGATTAGGTAGTTTGTATTCGTCAGTGTAATGACCTCTTTCGTCTGGTTTTACGCCTGCGGCTTGCGCGCCTGCCATATCATAATCTGGTTGTTCTGTCTTGGGAACAGGTTGCGTAGAATTTCTCAACTGCATAGACTTTTTATACATATCCTCTTTTGACGGTGGGTTATCCTGTTTGTCCACCCATTCAACTAATGCCTGATTGACAGTTTTGGAATCTTCTGATTCTTTACCACTCTCCCACCAACCGTGATAATTAGCTTTATTATCCTCAAGAGTGGCCTGTAATTCAGTAGCTAAAGCTTTTGGATATTTATTATCCAACTTGTCAATAGCCCATTTAAAGTCCTTATCTGAAATACTACTGTTTTTGCCGTATCTTAAATCATAAATCTGTCTATACGCTTCGTTCTTATTCATTTCAGCATCATCATTCGAGTATTTGGTTATTACCCCAACAAGACTACTATATCCCTGCGATGTGGTTGCAGTATTGAAATCCTTAGCCTGTGAGTTTTTCAACCATCCTGCCATTTGAGTTTTTTCTGTAGTGCCTAAGCCGAGCCTGCCTATGTCATCAGGCATCATATCATTATTTCTTAATTTTTCAGAAGTGTTCTTATAGTCCTGACCGTCTTTGTCAAATTTGACAGAGCCAGCCTTTTTATTAAGTCTATCAAAGTGAGCCGATACAGTTCTTTCGGCACTATCTTTTATTTTATCTGTAACAGCAGATGCCTCTATGGAATTAAGAGCTTCTTCTTTGGTCTTGAAACTTTCAGCCATAGAAACAGTCTTTCGGTAATCTATTTCCCCTTTGGCTCTTTGCAAGTCAAATTCGGCCTCATCAGGATTTATCAAACCTGTATGAATTGCAAGACCTGTATATTTTTCTGCTGCTGAATAATTTTCAAGATTTATAGCACTTTCAAGATTAGTCTTGTAATCAAACTTTGCAGAGGTTATTTTCATTTCTCTGTCTAATCCGTTAAAATGAACATCCCAACTCGGCTCATAACTGTCAAGGTTTATCTTCGCCGCTTTAATTACATTAGACCTTTTTGAGGATAAAGCAATCTGCTGTCTGTCCTGCATAGCTTTTTCGTGAAGTTTAACTCTTGCCTCTGGGTCTTGAGTAGTTTGCAAAGTAGAATATTCAGCGTTCCAGTTTTCGTGTATCTTCCTGTCGATAGTTGACAGTTCAGAAGCGTCTTGAGCATTTCTGATGTTATCTTCTACGCTCCTTATTGCACCGCCTAAATTTATTAAGCCTCTGGAAATATCTTCACCGCCGGTAGAAGTGTCGAGATGCGCTCTCGGATTAACACCCCTGCCTGAAGGGGTCATTTGATTATATTGGATTGGAAATTGTGCCATTAGTCATTCCTAAGCATAATAAGTTCCTTGATAAGTCGGAGTTCCGCCAAAGCCACCAAAGCCAGATGGAGACTGGTTATATGAGCCTGAATTAAACATTCCAGTATTAAAACCTGATAATTGAGTTTGAGACGAACTCGACATCATTCTTTGGAAGCCCGGCGCACTATAAGCCGCTGCGTTTAAGAACCCGCCGACAAGTCTGTTTTTGGCCTGTTGTTTTAGGTATTTAGCCTGTGTCGTATCTAATACGCCTTGTATCCTTTGCTGTTGTGCGCCTGTTTGGGTATCATAACCAATCATTAAATTCTCAAGTTCAGATTGAGAGGCTTGTTTGGCCTGTATGAGTAACGGCGAACCAGCATCAGAAGAAGCACCTGATATTCCTATTCCAGCCTCAATAGTGCTTTGTGTTCTATCTGCCTCTTCTGCCTGCTGTTGAGATTTTAAAATACCAGCCGCTTCTATGCTCTTAGCGTTCTGTTCGTCAACTTTAGCATTATATAAAGCTACGTTTTCCTGACTCTTTAGTTCCTGACTTTGCTGGATACCGCCAACAATAGAACCCATCATTTGAATTCCTGCGCCTAATCCGAAATCACTAATGGGACACCCCCACTTCTTTTAAATAATTCATTTTAACCTCGCATAAATATAAGCATCACAGCCATCTGGGAAGTAATATACAAGTCCGTTTGGCGTTTCATTCGTAAAACCCATAAATTCAATCATTTCAATAGCCTTTGGAAAATCTGCTCTTATTGTAGCTTGAACCCTTCTGTAATTTCCCTCTTTAATCATTCGTTTCAGTTCTCTTTTAATAGTCATAAAGCCTTCATACTTAAACTCCATAACATCTTTAGTAAATATGACCCAAGCTTCACCAACCCCTTCCCATAACTTCATTACACCGCCGACAACGAAAACTTTACCATTATAAAGTCCGGTAGAACATTCGCCCATTATCGGATGTTTAGGATAGTTCTTAACTTGTTCCTCTAAAGGATTAAGTCTAACAAAATCCAAATCTTCTTCTGTACTTGGCCGAACTTCTATCATTATGCTCCCAAATGATTATCCGCACTTACATCGACAAATCCCACAAGTCTCCAGATGGAACTTGTCGTTCCTCCTACTTCACATACCCAGGCAGTAACATCACCACTGGCAGTAACAATATCAGCCGAACTGCCTATTAGTCTTGCGTTGGAAGTAGTATCATAAGTTACTGCGCCCTTTGAGATAATTGTAATCTGCTGACCTGCAACACCTCCGTAAAGAGCTATTATAGTTACCGTAGTTGTTCCAGAAAGCCATACATTAGAGTTAGTAATATAAGGAGTCTGGTCGGTATCTGCAAGTGTACCAGGCGCAGTTGCAATGGCGGAATATAAAGTCTGAATAGATGTATTTATGGCAAGACTGGTTAAAACTGGTGCTGAAAAACCACCATCACAATCATTACCAAAACCCCAGTAAAGATTAGTATTCACCGCCGTTTTAACTGCACCACTGGCCTGATTACTGAAATGAACATCATTGATAGCGCAATATCCTGTTTGTAGATTTATACCGTAACCAGTAGTGCCATCGTAATGGCCTAAAATTATGCCGCCACTTATAACCACTTTAGGAGTTGTCGGTGCTGTTTTGTCGGAACTAAGAATATCTATTGCGGGTTTAGCAATACCACTAAAATAGAAATCGCAATCTGTGAATTTTATGTATTGGCCGCCCTTTAATAAAACCAGCGTAGTTGCTTTTTCGTCAGTAGTTAAAGTGTATGGCGAGGCGTCTACGGCGGCGATTAGGCCGTGAAAAATACAGTTTGAAAACCCTATATTTCTTACTTCATTGGCCGCACCAGCAATAACATTCATCCATACAGCATCGCCCATAGAGTAAACAAAATGGACATTGCTAAAATATAAGAAGTTATGACTATCGACCGTACCGTTTTCAGTGAGATTTAATGCCGGATAACTTGTTCCGGCAGTATTTCTATTGCCGCAATATCTTATTCTTATATTAGTAAATGTACATTCCCGAACTTCATCATGACAATTTATTCCCTCTTTAGCCAGTCTTTGTATGGTTACATTGTTGAAAGTACAATGGTCAACACCAGAAAGATATAACCCGCCCATATTAGGTCTTGTCGTATTTACCCCGCCGTCAAGTGAAAGATTTTCTATAACAACACCCCAAAGTTGACCTTCGGAATCCAAAACCGTATCTTTGGATATTGTTATGATGTATGAGTTGCCGCCAGTTTTGGCTTTCAATACCGAGCCAGCCTCATAAACAGTAGCGTAAGGCATATCACTATTAGTAGTTCCTAATAATCTCAGCGGTTTCTGTATTGTAATTCCCGAACATACATAATTACCATTCGGGAAAAATACTACCCCGCCAGCATCGGTCGCAGTAATGGCCGCCTGTATCGCCGAGGTATCATCTGTAGTACCATCGCCAGTGGCACCATAATCAACAACATTTGTAAACTCAACATTAGTATATGGACTTATGCCGAGAGTTGTTTTTACTGCGGCAGCAGTAGTGTCATCAAGGATAGTCTTAGCAAATGCCGTTACTGTAAGCCCTAAAGTAGCCAGGGCAGCAGTAGCATTAGCGTCATCAATCAAGGTTTCACCAAAGGCACTTATATTAGCAGTTCCAACATTCAAACTCGAAGCTACAGTAGGCGCACCATCGCTTACCCCAAAATATAAATACTTGCCAGCCCTTGTTACCGCATTGTCCAGTATCGCCGTTGTTGGGTCTGTATCAGGTAATCGCAAACACCTATCCAAGCTATCTGCATTTTCTATAGAAAGTTTGTCATTTTTATCTAATGCATCTTCAATGTTTGTAGCACTGTACACACCGCCAGTTTCAAGCAAGAGTGCCTGTGTCATCGGGGTATCCCTTATTATGTGAATGTAACTTGTCGCAGGGACAGCAGTTACCATTATAATAGACCCGCCAATATCCCCAGTTATCGTAACAGTATAATTGGTCGTCTCGGCCAGAGTAGTTTCAACACCAGTTGTCGTTACTCTTGTCTTAACCACCAAATCACTTGTGGCTGTTATTGGAAACGAAAAAGGAATTACTTGTCCGATGGTATTAGTTCCAACCGCCGATGTTCTATTTGTAACATTGCTTACTGTCATATTTACCTTCCAGTCTTTTCTATTCTTGCTATAATCGCCCTTACTGTACACGGCGTAGGGTCATCACCTGAAATTATAATAGGTGCTTCAATATCGAAACCACCGTCCAATACAACGACTTTATCACCAGAGAATAATACTGGCGGACTGTCGTAATCTTCAATACTGCGCCAGTCTATATCGAATAATTCACTATCACTTGCACCATATTTAGCATTTAATGTTTTTAAGAAACTTATTACCAGTTCCGGTATCTTTTTAATTGAGCCGTGTGTCGTTCCGCCCGCACTTGATATATCTATTCTATTCGGTTGCAACTTATAGGTGTATGGTAATCCTATCGCCACTTTTGACGCCGGTTGCGAGATTGTTATCTGCCCGCCAACAACGACTTGCTCTGTGAATACTGCACCATCGGCAAGTATTTTAACTGTCTCTCCGTTAAGATGGTCTAAACCCGTAAAGGTCGTTGCCGGAACACCATCATATTTAATCCCGCAATCTACGAAATAACAATCTGCCTGCGTTGCGAAGTATCTCGGCTGCATTTGTTCTATATAAGAATAATTACCCGTGTTTAATGTTCGGGTTACATTTAACCAGATTTCATCTTCTGTCGTTGACGGTATAATGCAAATACTATTTACTGTGCCCGCCATAGGGTGTCTTGACGCAGCAATTACATTTTGTTCACGGTTATAAGTCAATGAGAATAAATCACCATTGTTAAGAACACACCATAAAATTGACTCTGGATTTCTTTGATAGGCATATTCTTTAATACCGCCAAGACTAATATGTTCGCATAGCGTCAATAAATCCGGTGCGGTATATTTTTGTTCATTACTGTTATAAACTATCTCCCTGATTTTACGACCAACGAAGTCAACAAATAAAATAGAATTATTGACAACGACTGGTTGCATATCACCACTGCCGTATGAACATTGCAGTTTTACAGAAAAATTTGTTGCAGTTAATGGCAGGTCGAGTTTGGTAGAACCTATTCGCCATTCATCACCAGACGTACCGATAAGCAACGACTCAATTGCACCCACCCACTTTGCGTCATTAGTAGATGGTATGGTAAGTGAGAACGAATCAGAGTCATTTACGTCTTCCGCAAAATCTTCGTAATCGTCAGTATGACTCAACCAAACTGTAAGTTCTTTTGCCATTTTATGTGTAATATACCTGTACTGGAATAGTTGCCATTCCGCCGTAAATACATCTATTCTCGAAAAATGTTACAGAAGTAGGATAACCCTGCACATTAGACCATGCGCCTTCCGCCCATCTTCGAGTAACTTTAACTCCTTCTGTGGTATCCAATTTTGCAATAACCTCCACGGAAACTAATGATGCGCTTGTATATGAAGTTACCCTCACAATGCCGTCCATAGTTGTATTTCCTACTGTAATATCTGCCCTAACAGAACCAGATGCATGTGCTGTTACAGTCGCCCTATATTGAACATTATCAGAATTTTCAGTTTTAGTCAGGGCTATATTATTATCACCGTCCACACATACGACAGTCCGTACCGTTTCCCAATCTGAACCATTTTCGCATCTTTCTAAAATAATCGTGCCAGACCAAACCGCATGTGTTACAAATGTAAATGTTCCTTTAACATCTATTGCTGCACAAATAATTCCAGTATCAGTGCCATCAAGAGTATTTTCGCTAACAACTGTAGTTCTTTTGGTAGTAAGTTTATACAATGCACCAACATGTCCAGGTTGAAACGCCGAAACTGGAGTAATACCATCTGCCTTGCAACAAAGTAATGTTCCAGTTGAGCCAATAGTAGTAGTTCCGGTATATTTCATATACGCCGACAATGTAACATCTGGGTCTATAAGGTCGTTGCGGAGTAGGAACGGCCCCTTCTTAAATGGTATTTCATCCAATGAAAAAGTTATCGCTGATGTTCTCGTGAGTTTACTTTGCGGATAATCTGAATAAACTGTCCATTTGGTATCCGCTATTTGTTTGGTTTGCAGTTTCCATAAATCGGCAGTTGTATATGGTGTTGATATTTCGACTGGAACACCCCCGCTTGTAAGTATTTCTCCTTTATAATAAAATCGGGCGTATAGATTACCAAATTCTACTACATAGGCAATTTCAGATGAATAGATAAATGATATTAACCGTACGGCCACTGGACTTTGATTGGCAACGTGAACAAACTTTGTTCCTGGCCTGCGTTCTACCCCGCCGTATATTGTAGGTATCATATTCTCCAGTGCAATACAACCGGACGAGTATTTTTCCGTATCAGACCGACAATCCGTTTTCGGTGTCGTCTCCCCATTATTAAATGATAAAATCCCAATATCCATATTATTCAGTAAAAGTAAATGTTTGCGGTGAAACATTACCTCCTATAGATTCGTTGATTATAGTAGTATGCCCCTGTGCAATAAGTGTATCTATTTTAGTTTCAATACTTGTTAAATCTACAGTTATCCCAGTATTAACTGTTGGTTGGTATTGCCCGCCAGCGATTATAGTCGTCCCTTCTTTTACTATCACAAAATCACTGGCAATTATATTGGCGTCAGATGCAGCGTAGTAACCAGTTGTCCCAACTTCCGGCAATGATGTTCCCGCAGCAGTACGAACCGTACCATCTGGCTGATAAACGCCATAAGTTAAAGTTGCACCAGTCGAATAACCCAGGGTTATCTCGTAAGACATTTACTATCCCAATACAGTTTTCTTGCCAGTTGGTTTAGGTTCTAATGCGCCTGTAATTATTGTCTTTTGATAGCCAGACCGCTTCCTTGCAGAACTTATTGCCTCGTCCCCAGTTTCATCATCTACAACTGGAATCGCAGGAGGCGCAGGAACATCTGGCATAGTTACAGGTTCTCCACCAATACCACTAAATAATTTTCCCAAAATCGGCAGTTTACTTATTGCACTCATAATTTATTTCCTTTAAGGTCTAATCTTTCCTGAACCATATCTTGCCAAGTTCCAGTCACTTCTACCACTTGTATTTTGTTCTTGTCTTGATATAACTCTTGCCCTTGCCGTTAATACTCTAAGTTCGCCACGAATATCCGCTAAGACATTAACCATATTAGTACCGGCCAAAGGATTGATAAACTTTAGAGCAAGATGTAGAACTAAAACTTCCACAAATAATGGGTCAAATTCAGTCGGGTCTATTACTCTTTTGATGTACTCAATCTGCATAGTAGTCTTATTTGTCAGAACCCTTTTACCCTCGATAGAGAAATGTTTATTTTCCTCTACTTCCACCATTCTAAGATAGTCGTCAGGTAGAATAAATTGATGGTCATAATCAAAATCGGGGGTTGCAGTATCCTCACTCAAAGTTGCCCTTGCTTTTGCAAACGACCACTCAAACGACCTCAATAGCGCATCCCTCGTTTGTTCATATTGAGTTCTTGCCTGTATTGCCTCTATAGATTTGTCAGTAGTTATATCATTTATCCGCTTACTGCCAATTCGGGCAAATGCCATATTTACAATAATAGTTTCTGATATTGCCATAATTTACCTTAATCATGCCCGAAGGCAAGACGATAATTTTCCTGATACTTTTTACTCGGCGGCATAGACATAATCTTAGTTTTGTAAGGCGGTTCGCCAAGACTGGTAGTATAACCCACTTTAGCATTTCGCCTTAAAACCTCATCTTTCAAGTCTTTTTCGTTCACATTATCAGGCACAAATTCGGTTTTCATAAGAATAGTTTTTTAGGTCTAACTCCAAGCGCAGACGATATTACCCACAATAATCTTAATTTAGGATTACGGGTATCATTCTCAATTGCTACCCAAGCATCAACAGATAAACCTGAAACTGATGCACACCCTTCAATAGTTAGTTTTTGCTGTTCCCGAATTTCTTTTATTCTTTCACCCAAAGTTGATGCCTTGCTTTCCTCGTCAACCAGAATCCAGTCAGCACTTGACAGGTCAGTTGCGAAAACATCCGAAGTATGTGCAACCAGACATTTATAAAGTAAAGAATTCGTCCATACATATTGACCGACAACATAATCAGTTGCAGTAAGCCAAGTTGATACAAGCAGAAATCTTTTCTTTGCAAAGTTCCACTGGAAACTTCTTAATAAACTATCTCTCGTATGGACAAAGTGTAAATTAGCCTGAACGCCCTGAACCGGAGTTTGGTCGGCAAGAGTAAATTGCTTTGCACCGATTCTTCCGAGCGACATATTGGCAATATCTGTCTCTAATTGACTTAAACTCATAAAGTATAGCCCTCAATTAAAATGCAACAATTTCCTGCACCCGAACCTTGAACCTCTATCGGATAACCAACTGTTCCCTGTATGGGATAATTACTAAAATCAAGCGTAATAAACTTTGAACTGCCAACCGCATAGAACGGCCCTAAAGTAAACCGGCCCAATCCAAAAGTTAAATCTATAGCAGAAGTTGAGTTAATTGTTATCTTACTTATATAATGACTTTTGCCTGTTTCTGCCGCTTTTAAGATTGCCGCTATTGATAAGTCTGTGCTTGTTGAATTTATAAGCCAGTGATTAGTTAATATACTCGGAGTTGAAACTGGAATCTGATTTTGAGTTTCATTATATAGTCCTAAAATCTCGGCATCTGATAATGCCCTGTTGTAAATACGAACATCGTCAAGAGAACCGGAATATAAAAGCAAGTTACTATTCACATTAGATGAGGCAAATCTCAAAGTAGTATCAGCTATAAAATCTGACATATTATTATCG